GGCTTCGTAACAACGGTCTAGGTGATGTTATTAAAAATGACATTACTGTTACCTTTGGTCGTGGCGAAGATAACAAGGCGGCAGATTATGCTGTCCTTGCACGAGGTCAGGGCTATGAACCCGTCCAGAAGATAAATGTTCATGCTCAGACACTCAAGGCGTTGGTCAGGGAGCGCATCGAGTCTGGACTCGAAGTGCCTCCTGATCTTTTTAAACCTTACGAGGGTAACCGTACAAAAATAACAAGGAGTTAAATATGAACCAAGTAGCAGTAAAAAAAGCGGCACAAATGCCTTCTACTATATTATTTAGAGAAGATGCCGAGAAAGGTTTTGAGAACGTAAGACAGGAATCTCTTGCTTTACCAATCTTAAAACTTTTACAAAACAGTTCGGGAGAAGCACAAAAACGTAATCAAAATTACGTAGATGGTGCAGAACCTGGAATGTTATTAAATACAGTTACTAAAAAACTGTATAGTGGTGAAACAGGTATTAATGTAATACCATGTTACTACAAAATGGAATATCAAGAGTGGGCAGAATTTGGCACTGGCTCAGGAAGACCAGAACAAATTTATCCTGATACTTCTGATATTATTAGTAAGACCACTAAAGACGGGGGTAAAGATAGATTACAAAACGGTAATTATATCTTAACAGTACATCAGAACTACGTTCTTATTTTAGGAAATGATGGGTCTGCTGAAACTGCTTTAGTTTCCATGAGTTCTTCTCAAGGAAAAGTAAGTAGAAAATGGCAATCTTTACAGATGTCACAGACTATGACAGATGCAAATGGAACTTATACTCCAGCTTCATTTAGTCATATCTATAATTTGACTACGGTATTGAATTCCGGAAAAGGAAATCAATGGTATGGATATGCTGTTAAAACAGTAGGTCCAGTTACGGACGCTAACTTATATGGAAGAGCAAAAGAATTCCACCTAAGTTTAAGCAAATAATTGACACAATTGGGTGGTAGCAATACCACCCAAACAAATAAAGGGATATATGATAGAAAGATTAAAAGAAATCTTTAAAGGATTAGAAACAGCGTATGGTCAAACTAAAAAAACATCTGAAGTAAGACCAAATGGAAAACAAGAAGTAAAATCATTTACTATTAAACAACCAGTCACGGAAGAATTGTGGCAAGCCCATGTTAATGGAATAGAGCCAGGACTAGGAATTGTTCCTATTAATGAAAACAATGAATGTAAATGGGGATGTATTGATATAGATCAATATAATTTTGATCACAAATCTTTTATACAAAAAATTAGAAAACATAAATTACCATTAATATTATTTAGGTCTAAATCAGGTGGAGCACATGTATTTTGTTTTACCGAAGAATTTGTTCCTGCATCTTTAATGAGAGCGAAATTACAGGCCATGGCATCTATTATTGGTTATGCTAAAACAGAAATATTTCCTAAACAAAATAATGTAAAAGCAGAACGTGGTGATGTAGGTAATTTTTTAAATATGCCTTATCATGGTGGTAATCGTTCCGTTCGTTATGCATTTGATGATGATGGTAATGCATTAACTATGGAAAAATTTTGCGCGTATTATGATATACATGTTCTTACTAAAGAACAGTTAATTAATTTACAATTTGAAAAGAATCAGGAACAAGAAACCATCTTACCAGATGGACCACCTTGTTTGCAAACAATATTATCAGCAGGTCCTATTGTAGAAGGAGAAGCAGTAGATCATGCAGGAAGAAATAATGGGCTATTTAATATAGGTGTTTATTTAAGAAAAGTAAATCCAGATACATGGAAAAGTAAATTAGAAGAATACAATGTACCAAGATATATTGATCCACCACTAAAAGCAAATGATGTCATCACAGTAATTAATTCATTAGATAAAAAACAATATGATTATAAATGTAATGACAAACCTATCTGTGCATTTTGTCAGGAGAAACTTTGTTATACTAGAAAGTATGGCAAAGAAGGTGCAGCCATGCCTGAGATTACACAAATTAAAAAATTAAATTCAGATCCACCATTATTTTTTGTAACAGTAGACGGTGAAACATTAGAAGTAGAACCGGAAATACTACATGATCCTGAAAAATTTTCTATTGTTTGTTTAACACAATTAAACAAACCATTACTTCCTATAGCAAAACTTATATGGAGAAAGATGATTGCTAAATTATTAAATGAGATGGACGAACCATTAGAGGCTCCTGATGATATGAGAATAGATGTACAGTTAAAAGAAGTATTGACTGAATTCGTGAGTCGTGCACCTGGTAAATCACTATCAGATATTAAAAAATCTAAAGCATTTGTAGAAGATGGTACTTGTTATTTTAGATGGAAAGATTTTTGGAGAGCATTGGTACGAACTAAATCATGGCCAGATAAAACATATCCAAAAAATAAGACTATGAGATTAGTACAAAATCTGTTTGGGGGAAAGCAAGTATTTAAGAGAATAGATGAAAAAACAGAAAGAGTATGGGCAATAGATCAAATTGATCTAGAAAAAGTTTTTATTAGAAAGAATAAAGCTAAAGATGCTCCATTCAAATAGAACCATCATTCCTGGTCCTCCAGGAACTGGTAAAACTTATCGTTTAATTAATCATCATTTAGCTAATGAATTAAAAACAACGAGTCCAGATAAAATAGCTTATATTTCTTTTAGTAATGCAGCAGCTAGTGAAGCTAGAAAAAGAATTGGATTATTGTATCCAGGAAAAGAAGTTTTAGTAAGTACGCTTCATTCTTTAGGAACTAGAGAATTACAAATGAATACTAATGAACAGTTATTACAAGGAAGTAACTGGAATAGTTTTAAAAATTTTTCACAAATATGTCGTGATTTTGATTTTGAAACAACCGTAGGAGAAAGTGGTATTCCTAAATATAAAAATAATCATTTAAAAGTAATTGATTATGCTCGTTCTAAAAAATTTACTGAATTAGAAGATGCGGCACTAGAATTAGATGTTCTAGATTACATTGATATTAATTTATGTAAACAAGTTAAACAAGATCTAGATGATTATAAAAAACAATTTAACATGTTTGAGTTCTCAGACATGATATCCGAGTTTATCAAGAGAGACAAATGTCCATCCCTTGACGTAGTTTTTCTTGATGAAGCACAGGATCTTAGTCCCTTGCAATGGGATATGTTTTTTTACATTGAGTCCCGATGTAAACGTTCCTACATTGCAGGGGATGATGATCAAACCATTTATGCTTTTCAAGGTGCTGATCCTAATATATTTATTAATTTACAAGGTACCATAGATGCACAGGAGCAATCGAGACGAGTGCCTAGAAGTGTGCATCGAGTGGCTATGAAAGTTTTAGAAAATATAAAACATAGAAGAGATAAAGTTTGGATTCCTAGAGATGCTGAAGGAGAAGTAATTCAAGATATGTCATTGGAAAATATAGATTTTTCTACTGGTAACTGGATGATATTAACCAGGACCAATGATCAAATGAAACCTATTGTAGAGCATATGCTATCTTTACGACAACGATTTGAATGTAAATACAATCCATTACTCTCTAATAAATTGATTACGGCTATCAATGTTTGGAATAATTTAAATAAAGGTGCTACGGTATCTAAAGAAGAAGCAGAATTAATTTATAAGTATTTAAGTTATAAAGCTGGTCATGTTAAGTATGGTTTTTCTTCAGGGAAATCATTAGAGAGTGTCGAGTACGTAGATTTAGATGAGCTTATGTTAAATCACGGGTTGCTAGTGACGGGCAGCTGGGAACTATTTGACATAGATGAAGATCAAAAATTATATATAAAAGATTTATTAGATAAAGGAGAAGATTTAAATAAAAAAGCAAGAATTAAAATATCTACTATACACAATGTAAAAGGTGAAGAATGTGACAATGTTATTTTATTTACCGACTTAGAAAAAATTATTTATGATGGAGCCTTACGTAATCAAGATACAGAACATAGAGTATTTTTTGTAGGGATCACCAGGGCTAGAGAAAGACTATACATCATGAGTAATGATAGTGATTATCAATATAACATAGGAGAAGAAATCATATGACCACTAGAGAAGATTTAGAAAGAATATTTCCATCATCCAGGCAGGAAGGTGGGGATCATTATTCTAAGCATACCATACAGCCGTATACGTTTATCACGTCCAACAACTTGAGTTTTTTTCAAGGAAATGTTATTAAATACGTGGTTCGTTATAAAGATAAAAATGGTATTGAAGATCTTAAAAAAATAATTCATTACTGCGAACTAGAAATAGAAAGGCTAAAAAAATGAGCTTTGCAATGTTAGTAACTATTGTGGTGGTAATGTATTATGTTATTTGAAGCAGCGACCGAATGGAATTGTCCTGATCATTTTCCTGATTTAAGTTTAGCAAAATATATTGCCATTGACCTAGAGACTAGAGATCCTAATTTAAAAACACAAGGATCTGGTGCTGTAGTAGGTAATGGAGAAATTATTGGTATCGCTGTAGCGGTAGATGGTTGGTCTGGTTATTATCCTATTGGTCATAGAGAAGGAAATTTAGATAAACGAATTGTATTAGAATGGTTTAGAGAAGTTTGTGCAACTGATTCCGTAAAAATATTTCACAATGCTATGTATGATGTGTGTTGGATACGATCTTATGGAATTAAAATTAACGGCCACATTGTAGACACTATGTTGATGGCGTCATTGATTGATGAAAATAGATTTGCATACACATTAAATAGTATTTCTTATGAATATTTACGAGAAGTAAAAGATGAAAAAGGATTAAAAGAAGCAGCAGAAGCTGCAGGAGTAGATGCTAAATCAGAAATGTATAAACTTCCGGCTATGTATGTAGGAGCTTA